ATGGCCAAATATGTTATGAAGAATTTCCTGTTTATGGGACACGGATGAAAGTAGATTTAATCAACATGACAAAACGTATTGCAGTTGAAAGCCACGGGGCACAACACGAATCATTTAATAAATTTTTTCATAATAACTCAAGAGCTAACTATTTAAGATCAATTACTAGAGATTACGATAAAGTAGTCTGGCTAGAAAATAATGACTTTAAAGTTTTAGAGATTTTCGAGGAAGATTTAGCGTCTTTATCAAAAAAGTATATTATGGAGAAATTCGAGGTTTCAATATAAAATAGTGTAATAAATAGTATGATAACTAAAGGTAGAAGAATTCCTGACAGCATTTTAGACCAGTTGAGTGAATGGTCTTGTGGAGGGTTCATGCTTTTTAATTTTGACGAGTACGGTAACCCGCAAGTCTATTCTAAAGCTGAAGACGAAAGAAATGCCATGTCATTGCAGTATTTAGTTAGTCATTGGTCAGACGCCATGGAAAACATGAACTCTGACACTTTTACTCAAAATTTAAACCAAGCTTTTAAAGAAGACGAAGAAGGATACGAAGAAGATGAGTGATACAAGTATAAATGATTATTATCCGCAACAGGATACTCCCCCTCCCAGTTTAGTAGCTGGAGAAGCCCCCGAAGTCCCTGTCGCGCCAGCCGAAGAACGCCACTCAAATAATGAGGCAGGACCTGTACAGGAAGCTGTACATAGTGAGGTGGAAGATTTAGGTATTGATTTGCCCGACATACCATTACCAGATGATGACCCGATTGAAGATGGCGTAACTGATGAATTTAGCGATGCAGCTTTTAATTTTGCCGTTGTAGGGGTCGGCCAAGGAGGCTCCCGCTTAGCCGAGTCTTTTTGGAACCTAGGGTATCGTCGCGTAGGAGTTATAAATACAGCTCAACAAGACCTATCTCTTATCAAAATGCCAGAATCAAATAAGCTTTTGATTGGCGACGGTGGAGCGGGAAAAAATCCAGACGCTGCCGACGAAGTGTTCCGCACTCGTTACGAAGACATTTTAGATTTTCTTAAGAAAACTTTTGGCACTGGGTATGAAAGAGTTTTGGTTTGCGCTGGCGCAGGAGGTGGGACTGGAGCAGGAGGAGTAGCTAGAGTTTTAGAGATATGTCATGATCTTAATCAGTCTCTCGGTAAAGAGACAAAAGATACTGATGCCAAAGTAGGATGCATACTTGCCCTACCAACTAGAGGAGAAGGCATAAAAGTTCAAGAGAACTCAAAGAAAACTGTCAGCAAAGTCGTTGACTTACAAAAGGCAGGAGTAATTTCACCGCTTATAATCTTAGACAATGAAAAAATCAAACAACTTTATCCAAAGTTAACTGTCAATCAGTTTTGGGGCACGGCCAATAATAGTATTTGTTCTGTGTTTCATTTATTTAATAAGATTTCTGCGAAGGAGTCTGCCTATACAACCTTCGATAAAGCTGACCTAGATACTATATTTTCTTCGGGAATTATAATGTTTGGAGCTACTCCCATTAAAGATACTTCTGAAACAGGAATTTCTTACGCTGTAAGAGATAATCTTCGTAAAAATATTCTAGCTGGCGTTGACGCAGCGACAGGCAACGTCGCTGCCTGCGTAATCATAGGAGACAAGCAGTCTCTCGATAGTATTCCTCAGTCTAGTTTGGAACACGGCTTTGAGCAGCTAAGTCGGATGATGGGATCTAATTCTACGGTGCATAGAGGTATTTACGCTGGAGCTAAAAAGGGCCTAGCCGTATATACAGCTATCGGCGGACTCCAAGCCCCTGATAATCTATTTGATTATTTCTTTAAAGTCGACCGCGTTTACAAATAAATAAATGCCCATCTTTTCTAAAGAGGTGGAGAGGCATTGCCTTTCCGGCCTCATACGCCACCCTGACGTAGTTGCAGAAGTCGACTCTTTTGTTTCGGCTGGAGACTTCTATAACGATGTACACAAGACTATATTTTGCGTTGTCAGAGATTCATTTTTAGCTGGAGATAAAATAGATCAAGTTTTAATTGCTACTAAAATTTTAAACTTAGGAATCGCCACTAAAGACGATATAGACATTCATGATTATATAAAATCAATCTCGTATACTCCTATAACTAAAGCCGCAGCTATAGATGCTTTCAAAGAATTAGTTAAAGTTAGGATTAGGCGTGAAATTTTTGAGACAGCAGATAGGATAAAAGACCATACTCGTAGTTGTGCGAATGAAGATTTAGGAGAGATAATATCTAAATGTGATTCAATATACGGAGAAAAGATATCCAGCTTTGACTTTGAGGACGACCCTGCAAATGTATTCGATGATCTAGAATTAAAAATAGAAGATAGAGGAGACAATCCTGTCGATGATACCGGCCTATCTACTACCTATAATGAATTCAATAGACTCTATGGAGGATTAAGAGACGGAAACGTCTATGCGATTGTTTCTCGCCCAGCCCAAGGTAAAACTACTTTTATAAACGATTTATGCCTAGGAGCAGCTATTAAAAACAATGTCCCAGTACTTGTTTTAGATACAGAAATGACTACTGAAGAAATTCAATTTAGAATGGGAGCGGCCAATACTGGTGTTCCACTTTGGTATTTAGAAACAGGTAAATGGAGGAAAAATAAAGAGATGACCGAAAAGGTCAGGGAGTGGTTTGGTAACTTAAAGAAATATCAATACTTCCATTATCATGTCCGCAACAAAACTGTTGATGAAGTATGTTCCATGATTAGGCGGTGGCATATGCAGCATGTCGGGCGCGGAAATAGATGCGTTATAGCTTATGACTATGTTAAATTAACAGGAGAGAGAGTTGATAAAAACTGGGCAGAGCATCAAGCAATCGGTGAAAAAATAGATAAACTCAAAAGAGTAGCCGAAGAAATAAAAGCTCCACTAATAACAGCTATGCAAATGAACCGATCCGGTGAGATGCATAATAGAAATTCTTCTAGCTTGGTAGATGATAGTTCCGCTATATCACTCTCAGACAGGTTACAATGGTTTGCTACTTTTGTGGCTATCTTTCGCCGCAAGACGCTTGATGAAATAGCTTTAGACGGAGATAGGTTTGGTACTCATAAGTTAATCCCTCTTAAAACTCGGTTCCAAGGTCGCGATGCCGCTGGCCATCAAGACCTAATGAGACGCACTGTTAGAGAAACTATAAATGGCAGGGAAGTAACAAGCGAAAAATTTATAAATAACTTTTTAAACTTCTCGGTACAAAATTTCAAAGTCTCAGAACAAGGTTCTTTAGCTGATATAATTAGACATGAAGAACAAAATTTTGATATTCAAGGAGACAATATAGACGACGATTTTGCTTTATGAGTGACGAAGTAAGAGACATTTTAAGCGAGATAGGATACAATCTCCGAGACTGCGGTAAAGAATATAGAACTAAGCCACTTTACAGGGACTCCGATAATCCCAATGTACTATGCATCCAAAAAGAAACTGGAGTATGGTTTGATTTCAAAACAAGCAAACATGGGAGCCTAGAAGATTTAGTTCAAATAACTCTAAAGCTAAAAGATATATCTGACGCTAAAGACTTTATCAGTAAAAATTTTACTTTTGAACATAAGCAAATAGTAAAAGAAAAAATTAGAGATAGGAAGTTATTTAACAAAAAGAACTTAGATAGTATAAATAAAGATGACACCTATTGGAACAATAGAGGTATATCCTCTAAAACTCTTAGTAATTTTCAATGTGGGGTAATGACTTCAGGTAAAATGCCTAACCGTTACGTTTTCCCTATATTTGACAAAATGGATAACCTAGTCGGAGTAGCTGGTAGAGACATAACTGGTAAACATCAAATGAAATGGAAGTTACTAGGTGATAAAAAATATTGGGTTTATCCATTTAAATATAACAAGCACCACATAAAAGAAAAGGGCTCCGTATTTTTAATAGAGAGTATAGGAGATATGCTTTCCCTATGGGAGGCGGGCATAAAAAATACTTTAGTTTTATTTGGCTTAACTGCCTCCTCCAAGATAAAATCAATTTTAATATCTCTGGGAGTAAAAAAAATTCATATTTGCTTAAACAACGACTCTAACAACTCGGACGCTGGTAACCAAGCGGCAGAGAAAATACAATCACAACTTCTTAACTTCTTTGACGATCATCAAGTGTCTATAAACTTGCCCCCAAAAAATGACTTTGGATGCATGACAACATCAGAAATTTTAACATGGCAGAAACAAATAAAAGCGTAAAAGAAAAAGTTCTTTCCGCTTCACGAATTAAAACTTTAGAGACTTGCTCTTGGTCTTATTGGTGCAATTATCATTTAAAACTTCCCCAAAAACAAAATGAGGGGGCTTTAAGAGGGACTGTATGCCATTTAGTATTTGAAATGCTAGTTAAGAAAAAGCATAAGAAGCATTTTGATAAAATATTTAAAGGGGGATCAATTAAAAAAAGCCCAGCGGTTCATCGAATGGTAATGAAGCACTTGACCCAAATGGAGAACAGCTTTGACCTACCTATGACTAATGAAGAAAATACTGAGTTAGTTGATGATATGATTGTAGTAGGTTTAAATTGTGATTTTTTTGGTTGGGGCGGAAAGGTTGACAAACCTGAGTTAGAATTCCTATTAGAAAATAAAGATCCTGAGTATAAAATTAGAGGCTTCATCGATAAACCAATTGTTTACAAGCGCGGTAAAAAAATTAAGATTGTAGATTATAAAAGCAGCAAATATAAATTTAGAGGAGAAGAACTCCACTCAAATGTTCAAGCCATGGTTTATACTTTAGCCGCTCAAAAAGAATGGCCCGATTACAAACCTACTGTAGAGTTTCAGTTCTTAAGACACCCTCGCAAGCCACTGC